TTTATAGCTCAGCAACAGAGCGTTTAGATAATTTTAAATATAAATTACAATTAATTGAATATTATACATCACAAAGTTTAGTATTAACTGGAATATCTGGTAGTAATGCTACAACGAATGCACAAGATTTTGCAAATTTAAAATCATCACTAATTGGAGGTTTTGATAATTTTGAGCATTACTTGTATTTTGAATCTTCATCTAATTTAACTACTTATGACATTCCAGTAATTAATGCAAATGTTGCAGTTGTTACCGGTAGTTATATACAACCAATACCAAAATCTAATTCTACTGTACCATATACACAATATTCAGTAACGTCGAGTCAATTTGAAACTTGGTATGATGGGGTATATGCATCTGCTTCGTTATATGACAATTTAAATGATAATTCATTATTAAGAACAGTTCCTGATCACATTCAATTACAGGCTGATAGTATTGATTTAACTACGTTTGTTAATATGCTTGGTCATCATTATGATATATTATATACATATATTAATCATATGACTAAAATAAATAAACGTGAAGAAAATCCTAAATTAGGAATGTCTGACGATTTATTATATTCTGTTGCTAAACAGTTTGGGTGGAACTTGACTAATGGAGAACAAGGTAAAAAACTTTGGGAGTATACATTAGGAGTATCAGAAACGGGTGTTCCTATTACTGGTTCTAATTCTGTAGGCGATCCTTCAGTGTCTGGCCAGAAGGCAACTTCAACAATTTGGAGGCGAATTGTAAACAATTTACCATTATTATTAAAGTCTAAAGGAACTAAACGAAGTATACAAGCATTATTGTCATGTTATGGTATTCCACAATCATTGATGACTATTAATGAATATGGTGGTCCTAGATTAGACAGAGCTCCACTATATGAAAAATTAAATTTTGAGTATGCATTAGATTTAATTACAAATACAGCAGGTACAGTAACAGTTAATTATGATCAGCCAATTGAAGCAGTTGAACTTAGATTCCGTACGGATAGTGTAATAACTAATCCATTGTTACCTAGTACCATGAATTTATTTACTATAGGAAGTAACACAGTAACATTAGATTATACTTCTGGTACAATGGGTACTATACAAATCAATGGTAATAGCTCAGCAAATATTGAATTATTTGATGGCGAGTGGTTAAGCACAGTATTACGTAAAGATGGATCTAATTTAGAAGTAGTAGCTAAAAAATCTAAATATGGAAAAATTGTAGCAGCTGTAAGTGCGTCTGATGTGGCTTCGTTTGCTAGTAGCGGAACATTAACATTAGGTAGTCCGACGGGTGGTAGTCGATTATTAGGACAACTTCAAGAGTTAAGATTATGGACTTCAAGTTTGCAAGACTCTCCATTTGATAATCACACAAAAGCACCGGGAGCATATGATGGAAATGTAGATGCATATGATGAATTAGTTTTCAGAGTTCCATTAACACAAAAAATCAATCATGCTACAACTAGTAGTTTAACTGGAGTGGAACCTAATAATTCCGGAATATCTGCATCATTTGCAAGTTGGACTAATAATACCCCATATGACTCAATTGAAGAAACATATTATTATGACGGTATATCATTAGGTGCTGGAACATATGATGATAATAAGATTCGTTTAGAAGATAATGAACTAGTTGGATCGTTAGACGTTAAAACAAGAGCTGAACGTAGTCAATTTGATAAAGCTCCATTAGATAGTGATAAGTTAGGAGTATATTTTTCTCCGCAAACAATGATTGATGAAGATATTATTGCACAATTAGGATTCAAATCACTAGATGATTATATAGGAGATCCTGGAAGTGTAAATGCAAAATCATATCCGGCATTAATACAAGAAGCAGAAACATATTGGAAAAAATATAGTCAACAAAATGACATTAATGCATATATTAGAATATTTACATTATTTGATTTGTCATTCTTTAAACAATTAGATCAATTATTACCAGCTCGTGTAAATAAATTAACCGGATTATTAGTTCAGCCAAATATATTAGAACGTAGCAAAGATACTATATTACCAAAAGTTGAGCGTGTTAATAGCACATATAATACAATTATAACAGATACTCAAGTAACTGCATCTGGATATTATGAAAAATATGATGCTAGTATATCTGATGATATATATACATTAACTGCAAATGATGATGATCAATTGCAAGGATATTTAACATCTTCTGTAGCGTCTAAATATGGCGGTACTACATATGTATATGAAAATTTAATTAGATCTGGAAGCACTTATATAACGTCATCTACACCATATTGGAGAAGTAGAGCAGAACAACCAATAATATTATCAGCTAGTTTGTCTGAGATTAAGCAGGTGCCAAATCAACTAGGAGCTATATATGGTGTATATTCATATGGTACTGGGATTTATGGAAGTGTGACTACATTGAAATTTGCCCAAGTTCAAGATTATTTACCAATTGGGATTGACAATCAAAAATATAATGGATCTAAATTAACTAGTCCAGATTTTAATATTGCATCAATACAAACAATTGATGGTGGACCTGTTGTCGAATCAAGAGAAGCAAATGGGAATCAATTAATATATACAAACCAACCGGGAACTCAAGGTAGTTTTATATTAACGTAAAATCTAACTGAAATATATTTATAATAAATAAAAGGTAAATCAATATGGGATATTTAAATAATAGTAGTGTAACTGTCGATGCGATCCTTACATTAAAAGGGCGTGAGCTGTTAGCAAAAGGAGGTGATGCATTTAATATTACTCAATTTGCAGTCGGAGATGATGAAATCGATTACACACTATGGAATCCAGATCATCCGCTGGGAACAAATTATTATGGCACAATTATAGAAAATATGCCAATTACAGAAGCAATACCAGATGAAACTCAGGCATTGAAATATAAATTGGTGTCATTACCAAAAACGACAGTAAATATACCAATCATATCAGTTGGAAACTCTTCTATTATATTACCAGGCCCTGGAACTAGCAATATTATTGCTCCAAATACTGGTAATTTAGTTGGTGGAAATTCTAATTTAGGATATACGGCAATATTATCAGATTCTAGTATTGCGGATCTAACGGTAACTAGACAATTGCAATCACGCACATTGCCTACTATTCCTAGATTTATTGGGGATAATGAAGATGCACAAAGTATTGCTGTTTCTGGATTTGAATTTAGAATAGCTGCTAAAACATTATTAGTTACATCTAAAACAGCAACTATAACAATTATTGGTAATGAAACCGGCGGCGCAACTACAATTAATTTAACAGTAAATAAAGCATCCACTGCTACTATCTCAAATGCGACTTCTTAAAATAGGAAAACATGAAAACAATTAAATATCTAAAACAACAACCAAAGTTAGGAGTAGTCCCTGTCGGTAGAGCAGCAGCACCTGTCGGTAGAGGTACAGCTGCTCCGGTAGCACAACCAGTAAATATTGATGCCAATCAAGTAAATCAACAAGTACAACAATTGGCACAACAATTGGCTGCTGAAATGATAGCTGAACAACAACAAGTATCACTTCTGAGCTCATCGGGTAGAACATTTACTAAATTTGATATGAATGCTGATGTTGTAAAAGGACAAGCAGAAACAGTAACTGCTGGGTTATGGAGTGGTAATGTAGCAAGTTTAACTACTTATTTTACATCGTCAACACAAACACAATCTCAACGTAGATATTATGTCGATATATTAGATGGAAATCCTAGCACAGATGGTTCTGCAGTTCAATTTGCTGCAGCATATGGTAATGCTTTAGGAAGTGGATCAAATTCACAAGGTCAACTCAATGATTCTCCATCTAAAGCAATTTATTCACAATACCGACAACTTTTATTGAATCCAACCGATTCTAGATTTACCACAGCAGGATCGGGGAGTACAGATTCCATATATGTTGTTAATTTTAAACGTAATCGATTAAAAGAACGTTTAGATGCTGGTAATTTTGAATTGCCATTAAGATATATGTCAGCTTCATTGGATACGAATGCGACTGGAAGTAATGTAGCAGTTAGTAGTAGTGTAGTTGTTTCTTTGATTGATGATTCAAGTGTTGCTAGTGCAACTGTTGGAGACTCGGGGCGTGTTTATAATATTGTATCTGGATCAATTGACGGCGGTGTTTATAATTCTACTAGCCCAATTTATTATGGATTAGTTTATCCTGATTTTGGTACAATGATATTAGACGGTAAAATGTTAGATCAACAATTAAATTATCAGACTAACACCGGCTCTAGTTCGGAAGGAAATAATCATTTCCGTTTATTCCATTCTGTTTCGGGATCGTCTTTAATAACTAATCCAGCAACTACCGATCCATATGGCTTTTTAGCAAGAAATTCTGAAAAAGTAACTAGTACACATTATTTTGTAAGAATAAAAAATGGAGATTATAATTTCTCAAATAATCCTTCATATATAACTGGTAGTGATGGTCAGATTGCACAAACCACATTTGTTGGTGATCCAAAGACATATATTACTACAATTGGATTATATAATGACTCTCAAGAATTATTAGCAGTATCTAAATTGTCTAAGCCATTATTGAAATCATTCCAAAGTGAAGCATTGATTAGAGTAAAATTAGATTTTTAATATTTCACCACGTATTTTAGCCTCGTTATATTTATATTAAATGTAACGAGGTTTTACTATTATGTCGGAAACGCAAATAAACAATGAAGATATATCTGAGGGATTGTATCCAACCGTATTTAAAAAAATAGATTCAACAGATATTCAAATCAATCCATTTCAAGCGCATAAAACATTTACTGTTTATAGTGGAAGTGCTACTAGTAGTATGTTACCACTTCAAGGAGTTTATATTAATCCGGCATATTTACCAGCATTAGAAACAACGTTAGTATATAATGACGCATCTAATATTGATGGTAGTTTACAGAGTATCGCATATTTCTCAGTTAATCATTTGTTTTATAAGAATAAAAAACAACCGTATTATAACTTTGGACAAACCAATTTAAATTTAACTAAAAAATTCTTATATGAAACTGCTAGTATATTTTCATTCCCACAACCTAAAATAGGGGAGGGTGTAAAATTAGCATCATTTCAATTAACAGTGCCAGGTACAGCATCATTTACTTCAGATCGATATGGTAATATTAATGATAGCACATTTGACACTTCATCTATTATCCACAATCAATTAAAACTATATGAAGGGTTCAATGAATATTTTGATACTACACGTATTAATTATGAGTCTAGTGGGATAACATATGTTGACGGCATTGTTGCATCTGATGGTGATACTTTACCAATGGGATTGGCTGCAAAATTTGATGGTGCTGGATATATCGAAACAGAAATAGCTGGAGAATACGATCGAGATTCAGATTATTCAATATCCATGTTTATTAGTGGATCTAATACTGGTACTGATAATCAATTAATACTTACAAAAGCTACTAGCTCTATAACTCCACAATACCCATTTAGAATCGAATTAAGTGGAAGCAATCAAATTGAATTTAGTGCACAAGGATCTCCGACATATAGATCAATGATAACTAGTTCAGCTGATGTATCGTCGTCATGGACACATATCGTTTGTCAAAAAACAGGTAGTTCAATTCAAATGTATGTTGATGGTGCATTGCATGCTTCGGAAACAAATGAATTGTTTAACAATAATAATCATCCACTTAGTGCTAGCTCTAGAATTGATAAT